GCTTCGTGTGCTGATGTTGGTGCATCATCTTTCTTAAAATAAGAATCAATTACTTTTTCAATTGCTTCAAATTTTTCAATATCTGATTGCTCAACCCAACCAATATTTTCCATACGTGCATCACATACAACACAATCTTTTGTTGTTGCTGTATCTGTTGATGCAATCTCATCATTCTTACACCAGAAGACATTTTCTAATGTTATTCCTTCAATCATTCCTTTTACAAATGTGCTTCCATCTGTATTCTTTTCAATAGAAAAAAAGTTTGCAAGTTGATTTGCTGGTGAATCTACTAATGATAATTCATGTAGATCATAGTCATGAATAACTCTGCGAGTCTCTGCTTCCCCGCCAACTTTTTCCATCTTTGCATCATTAATGTTTCCGCCAATTGAGAAGCCTGAATAAGTTCCGTCCAAACATTTTTCCCAGGCATCCTGTGCGCCTTTAGAAATATATGCAGTTACATATACGCCATTATATTTCTTTTGAGTCTCTGGATCAAAGAATGTGTCGTGCTTAAATTTAACCATTTTACCAACTGCTGTTGGTCCGTGCATTTCACGAATGTTTCCTCTGAATCTTTCAAAGGCTTTCTTATTTGCATCTGCAGTAACAATATCGCCGTGGCGATCAACGTTGTCTAATGAAGCAAAACCAGACACCAAACGCTTCTCTTTATCAACCTTTGTGATAGGGAAATGTAGAGCTGTAGAAGATTCGCTGTTTTGCCAGTACGTCTTTTGAATGTCCATATGTAAATAAATAATATCAAGTTTTATAAATAAGTCATAATTTAACTGATATTTTTTATAATTCCTGAATTGATTTGGATGACCTTTTTTACATCCGACCCCTCTGGTTGATAGGGCTTATTTTCTACAGATGGAGCTGGTGCCCCTGGATCATGGTCTTCTATGTTGGCGACATATGGTGTAACTATGTGAGAATCAGGGGTTACATTTGGACTTGCCATTGAATTATGTGATGCCAATCCACCCGTAACAAATCCCATTATTGGATACATTAAATGGGCAATATCACGCTGAAACCCTGTGGCTGCCCAAGCTGAAATTGCACCTATAAAAGCTATCCCAAGTTGTTTTGCGTCTGACACGCTAAATTTAAAATGATGCTTTAAACTCATAACGAACCTTTTAACTCATCATAAATAATTTGTGGAAGTGGCCCAGTAACCTTAATGCCTTGTTTTGCTTCATACTTAACCAATGCCGTCCGTGTTTGTTTATTCATAATTCCTGTAACATAATTACTTGGAAGAAGTCCCGCCTTCAATAAAGCTTTTTCTACTGCCATAACTGCATCACTTTTTTGACCCAAATTGAATGCTGTTGTGCTTGTTGGAAATGGCGGTGCTACAAATACTGTGGGAGAAGGCGTAGGTGTTGGTGTTGTTCCGCCTGTTGTAATTGGAGTGCCATGTAAAGCTGCTGCAGCGCCCGCTGCGGCTGTGCCAGTAGCTGCCACACCTGCTGTTGCCTTCTTACTTGTAACACCCTTTGAAACAGGTTTTAAAGGCACTGGGTATTTAGGTCTTACAATAGCCATAACGTAAAGGTATGGACGATGTTCTCTGTAACACCCTCCACCATTTGCAGCAGCACTTGTATTTTTATCAGTTGTATTAAACCCAATCGTTGTCAATCCATCTGATGATGCTGACTCAATTATTTCAACATGCTCTGCTACGCCAGTTCCCCAACTAAAGAATACTAGGTCGCCTGGTTGCCCTTGATATTTGTTTACAACTAAGCCTTGTCTCTGAAACCATGCCAGGCCTGCAGGACAGTATGCGAAACCTTTTGGAGTTTGTGCAGCAACTAAATGTGATAAACCAACTTGTGCAAAACACCACGAAATTCCCATAGCACAATAACTTGCATTAGGGACACCATACCAAATTCCGTATGGGTTTTCATTCATAGGTCCTTCAACAAAACCTATTTGGCTTCTAGCAACATTTAATACATCTAGTGCTGTTGCCATTTTTAGTTACCTTCTTGTGGACCCTCGCCCTTTGCGTTCCGAGCGGTGCCCATTTTATCAGGAGCGTTTAAAGTTCTATTTTGATCACGTGTTTTATTTCCACTTGCATCAGATGCTGCATCTTGTGCTGCTTTAGGATTAATAACTAGCACTGCATCACCGCCTTCAAGTGGAGCCATTCCACGACGTGCACGAACTTCGTTAGGAGTAATAACTTGATCCTTTAGATATCTGTCATCAATACGAGATTGAGTTTCTTCATCTGTAAGTGCAAGTTCATTAAATCTTAAAACAAACGCATCAGTAAATTCTCTGATAATCAAGTTTATTTTAAATTCTAGCTCTTCTTGACGTGGACGGCATACTTGCTCTTTAAATGTTTTATCAGCATCTTTAGCATTTGCCAATGACACATTCGCAGGCATACCTAATTTAGAAACTGGAACACGATGAGAAAGAAGAATACGATCTCTGTTTTCTACTGCATAGTTTCTGAATGAAGAATCTTGTATCCCCGCCTCAATTGGTTCCATGTTAAATTCAACACGACCTTGTTCACCATCTGATGGAAGCGGGATATAAAGAGTTCTGTGGTTTCTACCCTTTAGTCCAGTCTGGAAAAACTCTAGTAACTTACGTTCTGAATCAGCAGTAAGTTTTGCACCTTTTACTGTAATGATATAGCGTGGGACAGCTTTGTTTTCAAAGTAATCCAAGTTGAAGCGTTGAGCAAATTCATCACCTGCAACTGCATTTTTTGCTGACAAAACGTCTGGTACACCATAGTAGGTATTTGACGGAGTAAACACTTTAAAGTGAATAACTTCGTTTGGCTGGGGATCAGTACCTATCTGATCTGGGGTCTCGGTATCACCGAAGTTTCTAAAGAATGTGTAGCGGTTATAAACAACCTGAACAAAACCATCACGGTGACGACGGATTCTCATGGTTGTTGTAGGAATATGCCCAATGTAGCCAATCTTGCCATTTGTTGTACGACCAACTTCAAGGTAAGCATTTCCAGTTGACTCTAAATCAATAAAAACCTTTTTCATTGTTTCTGTAAATGAATCATCAGAGTTCATTGATTCCAGATAAGAACGAAGCTCTTCTTTGTAACCCTCAAGCTTTGAACGCAACTTGTCAAGCTTCTTTGGATTATCCATGACTTCTTCAATTTTTGCAGTTGTTGCCCAGGTATTATCAAATTTATATCCTAGTCCTACAACGTTTGCTGCCTTAGCATTTACTGCAGAGTGATGATATGGAGAAATATCATATAGTTGAGCCAAGTACAAAATGTTATATGGAGGCTGAACAATTTGAAATAAAGAATATCCTGTTAGATCAAGTGGATCAAGTTTCTTTGACTTTGCATCACCAACACCAGTAAATGACTTTTGAATTCTATTTACTTGACGACGAAAATTAGGACTTAAACCTTCTGCTTTTTTAATTTCATCCCATGGTGCATTAAATGGATCACCAAAATCATGTTCTACTGTATGTGATGGAGCATCAAGCTTTACTGTGATTCCGCCCTCATCTTCATCCATGCTATCGTCAATAGTTAAATTAGCCAAGATTCATTTCCCTCATTTCTTTAACATAATCCATCATTGCTGGTAGGTCATGCTCATCTGGCACAAGCCCCATTTCCAGTCTTTGTCTTTGTTCTGCCAGCTCTTCATCTGTTACTGGTCTGTGTCCTGCCATAAACATTGGCTTGCCCTCTTCTAAACCATAGTGCTTTGCGGCATCCTTGAGCTTTTTGATCTGACGAATATCGCCTTTTACGGCGGGGATGCTTAAATAAGCCCCCTCTTCATCCATAACAATCTTGCCATCAGGCATTTGCCAGATATAAAGTCCCCAATTGACCTCATCAATTGGCGTTATTTGCATAGGTTTAGTAGGTTTCATATATGAATAATACCACTATATAGCGCTAAAGCACAAAAAATGAACATCTACCTGCCATTTTTATGATATATGATTATGAGCAATGACAGGAACCCCGCCATTTATACTTGTTATTGTACTGCCAAAGTACTCGGATATAGTTCCGATGGTGGAACCATCATTCACAATAGAGTTTTCAGTAGCCAAATAAGATAAATACCTGTTCTGTGCATCCGCCTGTGTAAGCTGATTTGGATAAAAAGTAATATACCCATAACTTGCCTGAGATGGAGTAATACCTGGATATACTGCAGGATCAGCATTATTTATTATTAAATTAGATGTGTGTTGACCACCGTATACAACTACAAAATGGTATGTCTCACCTACGGTTATTGGTAAAACAGCTCCCGCATACTGTATTCCATTTACAAAAAGCATAGATATTGTTTCATTTACCCATAAAGTTCCGTCTGGGTTTATGCTTAGATTAGAGCTACCATCCCCATCTATATAAGTTATAGCATTTCCTACGCCATCATATCTAAACCAAAACTCTACAGTTGAGTATGGGGTATTATTTACTGAATTAATAACAGCGTATCCTGGAACTCCCGCCACTGATGTCTGATTAGAAAAATATAAACCTAAATTGCTACCCTTA